GCCGCCGGCGCCAGCATGCTGCGCGGCGACGCGGCGCTCCCGTTCAAGGACGTGGTGCGCAACTTCGACATGTTCAGCCAGTCGGTGATCGGCTCGCTGGTGGCGTTCAACCGCCAGTTCAACCCCAAGCCCAACATCCAGGGCGATGCGCAAGTGGTCCCGAGAGGGGCCACCAGCCTCGTGGCCAAGGAAGTGCGGGGCATGACGATCGACGCGATGGCGGCGACGCTCCCCGAGGAGGAGAAGCGCTACCTGAACCACTACGAGATGCTGCAGGAACGCCTGCGCTCGCGCGACTTCGACGTCACCGGGCTGGTGTGCAGCAAGGCCGAAGCCGATCTGCGCGACAAGGCCGCGGCCGATTCCGCCAAGGCCAAGGACGACGCGACCAACGAGCTGATGCGCGCCGAGATCCGCGAAGTTCTCTCGTCCGCCGTGAAGAATCTCACACAATCCGACAAAAACGCAGCCGGTGCCGACGCCGCCAAGGTGAAGTCGCTGATGGAAGCACTCGACGCAGGAATCACAGATGACGCAAACGCTACCCCAGGAGCAGCAGGACCAGACGCACGACCGGCTGCTGGGGATCTTTCACGGAAGGATGGACCCGGGGATGGTGCACCTCCGCAGGGAGATGGGGGAGCGCCAAGCAGCGCTGGAGCAGCGCCTGCGCCGGTGTGATCCCGCGGAGCTGGGCCGACTGCAAGGCCAGCTCACCATGCTGGAAGAACTCCTGGGGCTGATGTCCCAGGCGCCCCTCAACCTGATTTAACATCTGCAACTATGAAATTCCGCCAATTCCGCCTGCGCAACGCCGAGTCCGACGAGTCGGGCACCAACACCGGCACCCCCGAGCCTGACGTCTTCGCGGACGTCTTCGCGCATCTCGCGGAGGGCGGCGACCCCGACACCGGGCCCGGCACCGACAAGGCCGCGGCGATTTTGCCCTCAGACGAAGGCGGCCCTGCCGGTGAAGGTGCCCCGGTGTCCTCGGAGTCCGGTACGGCCGGCGCTGTCGCGCCCGCGCCTGCTCCTGCAGCCCCTGCGCCGGCCCCTGCCGCGCCGGCCCCTGCGCCCGAGCCTGCACCGGCTCCGGAGCCAGCACCTGCGCCCGCGCCGGCAGCCCCTGCACCCGCTCCCGCGGCGCCCGCGCCGGCCCCGGCCGAGCCCGTCGCCTACGAGCTGTACACGCCCGACGAGAAGACGCAGCTCGCGACCCTGGCCACCGAGTGGCCCGACATCGACAAGCTGTTCGAGCTGAAAGCGCGCCAGAGCAACTTCGACATGATGGTCAACATCTTCCGCGAAGTAGAGAAAAAGTTCGCACCGATCGCGAGCTATGTCGACACGGCCTCGACCAACGACCACACCGCGGCGATCTACGAAGCCCATGAGGACTACGCCCAGGTCTACCAGCCGTTCAAGGACTGGGCCGCTGTGCAGAAGGGCTACATGAAGAACGCGCTCGATCAGGTGATGAAAGACGGCACGGCCGAGGAAGTCGCAGACGCGATCACGCGATTCAAGAACGAAACCGGCTGGGTGAGCCCCACCGCCGCTGCGTCGGCGCCCGCAGCACCCGCACCAGCCCCTGCCGCGAAGGGCCTCTCGGAAGCCGCGAAGCGCGCCGCAGGTTCGATGGCGCCCGTCAACGCGAAGCGTTCGGCGCAGCCACTCGGCGGCGATCCCAACGATTTCGATGCAGCATGGGCAGAAGCATCGACGTAAAAAAGACAGATAAGGCACAAGTGGTGGTATAAATCCCACCACAGCTTTAACAGGTTGCGTTTCACTCCCAAACAAGCGGGCCGGTGGACCGAACTGAGCGAAGTCTCAACCCAGTTCTCTCCAGGAGTCATCAATGGCCCAGATCCAAAGCTACGGCGACATCTCGCCGCGTACCGCAGCATTCGCAGTCAAGCAACTGCTCGCCCGCGGCATCCCCTACCTGACCCTCGAAAAGTTCGGCCAAGCCTACCCGCTGCCGACCAACTCGACGCGCGTCGCCAAGTTCCGCCGCTACTTCCTGCAGGGCTCCACCGGCTCGGCAGGTAACGGTTCGGGCGCGTTCTACGTGCCCCTGGCGCTGACCCCGCTGGTCGAAGGCGTGACCCCGGCCGGCAACAAGCTGGCCAACCAGGACTACACGGTCACCCTGTCCCAGTACGGCGACTACATCACGATCTCCGACGTGATCGAAGACACCCACGAAGACCGCGTGCTGCAAGCCGCCACCGACGTGCTGGGCGAGCAAGCCGCGCAGACGATCGAGACCACGCGCTACAACGTGCTCAAGGCCGGTGTGAACGTGTTCCGCGCCGGTGCCGCTGGCGCCACGGTGGCCTCGCGCAATCTGGTCAACGGCACGATCACCCTGGGCCTGCAGCGCTCGGTCACCACGTCGCTCACGCGCCAGAACGCCAAGCCGATCACCAAGATCGTCAAGTCGACCCCGGACTACCGCACGGAGCCGGTGGAAGCGGCCTTCATCGGCCTCGCCCACCCGGACCTCGAAACCGACATCCGGAACATGACGGGCTTCATCCCGACGAAGCAGTACGGCACGGTCACCCCCTGGGAGAACGAGATCGGCGCTGTCGAGCGCGTGCGCTACCTGACCAGCACGATCTTCGCGCCCTTCGCGGACGCAGGCGCAGCTGGCTCGACCTACCGCTCGACCACCGGCTCGAACTACGACGTGTACCCGATCCTGTATCTGGCACGCGACGCGTTCGGCATGGTCCCGCTCAAGGGCAAGGACTCGCTGACGCCGATGGTCGTGAATCCGAAGCCGGCGCCCGGCGACCCGCTGGGTCAACGCGGCACCGTGGGCTGGAAGGCCTACCAAGCGACGGTCATCCTGCAGGATGCCTGGATGTGCCGCCTGGAATGCGCTGCCACGCTGTAATGCGTGATGGCTGGCAGGGGCCCTGAGCCCCTGCCTCCTCCCAACACCTTCAAGGATTCACCATGGCACTCGCAATTCAGACCGGCTTCCCGAACCAAGCCGCCGGCGTCAACAACTTCTACACGGCCAAGATCGTCTCCGACGCCGTGGCTGCGGTCGACACCTACATCAACTGCGGCTTCACCCCGCGGTACATCCAGCTGGTCAACATCACCGACCTGTCGACGCAAGAGTACGTGGACGGCATGGGCACCGGCGTGCTGAACAGCGTCGCTGCCGGCACCATGACCCTCGTGGCTGCAGGTGTGGTGGTCGACAACGGCGGCGTGACGCTCAAGGCCGCGATCATCCCCGCGTCCAAGACGTTCTACCTGACGATCTTCGGCTAAAGCCGTCAGGGCCCGCGCGAGTGAACTCCTGCGGGCCCGTCACAGGCACCTTCATGGACGAGTTGATCCGCATCGGCAAGACGCGCAACGGGTTCGAGGTGTCCTGCCTCGACCCTAAAATCTCGGCCGAGAACCAAAAGCCCAAGACGAGCTGGCAAGACCCCTGGGTCACCTACACGTTCGAGAAGAAAGAACAGCTGGTGGAGTTCATCGAGGACGCCCTGGACATCGTTCAGCCGCGCCGCCCGCACCCGCCCGCCAGCGATGCCTTCGAGACCGCGTTCAAGGAAGCCGTCTCGGGCGAAGAATCCGACAACGACTAGGAAGATAGATGACCGCACACCTCAACGCCTTTGGCGATGACTCCGAAGTCCAGGGCAACCTGGACATCGTCGTTTCCACCCCGCCCGCCCAGCAGGGCCCGGCGCCGCTGCCCAAGGCCGCCAAGCGTGTGTGGATTCAGCTCGAAGACAGCGACGAGATCCCGCCCACCGGCCAGTTCATCGGCGCCAACGGCCGTTCGTACATGCTGCGCGCCGGCGAGCCCGCCGCGGTGCCCGAGGAAGTCATCGAGGTGCTGCAGGACGCCGTGGCGTCGGTGCCGGTCCTGGACGGCTACAACAACGTGGTCGGCTACCGCGACCGCCTGCGCTTCCCCTTCCGCTTCGTCGCCGCGCCCCGCGTCGCCCAGGCGGCGTAAAGCCCGCCCATGAAGCTCGGAGATCAGCTCAACGAACTGCGTCGCAACATCCTCCGGGACTACAGCACGCAGGTCTACGGCACGTCCGACCAGCAGTGGTCGGATGCCACGCTGCTCTCCTACATCGGGGACGCGGAGAAGAAATTCTGCCGCGAGACGATGATCCTGCGGGACGCCGACACCCCTGCCGTCACCCAGGTGAGCCTGCAGGCCGGCGTCAGCCGCTACCTGCTGCACCAAGCGACCCACGCGGTCGTCTCGGCGCGCTACGACACCGACACGTTCGACATCAAGCGCGTCGGCCGCACGCTGATCATGGAGCTGGCGCCGCCGGACACGATCTTTTTCGACCCGTCGAACTATGCGCCGCTCACGCCCGGCCGCCCGACCGCCTTTTCGACCGACGAGCTGCTGACGTTCCAGTCGAAGGCGCGCGTCGCGATGGTGCTCTACCCGGCGCCGGCCGCCGAGCAGGACGGCAAGACCGTCTACCTGCGCGTGGCGCGCGCCCCGCTGTCGACCTACACGGACGACTTCCTCGAAGCCGAGAGCGAGATCCCCGACGATTACGTCTACGACGTGCTCTCCTGGGCCGCTTTCCGCGCCATGCGCAACCACGACGC